AAGTAAATCAGGTGAGAGAGGTATCTTTAATAGAGCATCTGCTCAAGCAAAAGCTGCAGAGAATGGTAGAAGAGATGCATCCTGGGATTTTGGTACTAATCCTTGTAGTGAAATTATATTAAGACCTAATCAATTCTGTAACTTAACTGAAGTTGTATGTCGTTCTACTGATACTATGACTACACTTGTAAAGAAAGTTAAACTTGCTACGATACTAGGTACAATACAATCTACCTTTACAAACTTTGGTTATCTTCGTAAGAGATGGCAGAACAATACTGAAGAAGAAAGATTACTTGGTGTATCTTTGACAGGAATTATGGATTCTGTTGAGCTTAATACTATTGATGGATTAGCTCCTAGATTAGAAGTATTAAAACAACATGCAGTAGATACAAATAAAGAACTTGCTAAAAAATTAGGCATACCTCAATCAACTGCTATTACTTGTGTGAAACCTTCAGGTACTGTAAGTCAATTAGTTGATAGTGCTAGTGGTATACATGCAAGACATAATCCTTATTACATTAGAACAGTTAGAGGTGATAATAAAGATCCATTAACAGAGTTTATGAAAGCATCTGGTATACCTAATGAACCTGATTATTTAAAACCAGAACATACAACTGTATTTTCTTTTCCTATGATGGCTCCTAAAGGTTCAGTATGTCGTAAAGATATGTCTGCTCTTGAGCAATTAGAGATATGGAAATGTTATGCACAACATTGGTGTGAACATAAACCTTCTGTAACTATAAGTGTTAAGGAAGATGAATGGATTCCTGTAGGTGCATGGTGTTGGGAAAACTTTGAATATGTAAGTGGTATATCTTTCTTACCTTTCTCTGATCATACATATCAACAAGCACCTTATCAAGATATAGATGAGAAAACATATAAGAAGTTAGCAAAAGAAATGCCTACAGATATTAACTGGAATAAACTTCAAGAGTTTGAAACAGAAGATACAACAAAAGGATCACAAGAACTTGCATGTACTGCAGGGGTATGTGAGTTGGTAGACATATAATACGTTCACCTTGTGTTGGTGTATGTACACTAGAGAATGATATTTGTATTGGTTGCCATAGAACAAGTGAGCAGATAACTAATTGGTTAAGTTATACAGATAAAGAAAGAGAATATATAATGACAAAAGAAAATAAACCTGCATTAGCTACAGCAGATGTTGGATTAATTAGAAAAGTAATAACATATTATCTTAATAATGCTTTTCCAGTTGATAAAGAAGAACAAGAAAAGTTAATGAATATCTTTCATAGATTAGGTAGACTATAAAAAAATGCTTGACTTTTATAGTAAAGTGTGTCATAATTACATCATAGAATGCCATTTTGGGTTCTATAACTCGCTTAATGAAAGGAGAAAAGCATGAGTTTATTTCATAACATAAATAGATATGCTATAGGATTTGATCATTTGATGGATCATATGGTATCTCTACATAAAAATGATAGCTTAACAGGTAATGATTACCCACCTTATGATATAGTTAAAGAAGGTGATAATGATTATCGTATAGAACTTGCAGTCGCAGGTTTTAAAAAAGATGAATTAAAGATTAACCTTAAAGATAATTATCTAACTATTGAAGGTGAATCTAATTCAAAAAATTCTAATGGAGAATATCTTCATAAGAATATAGCACGAAGATCTTTTATTAAACGCTTTAGTTTAGCTGATAATGTAGAGGTTGAAGATGCTACGTTTGAGGATGGTGTATTAGCTGTAAGTCTAAAACATAACATACCTGAAGAACAAAAACCAAAAGAAATAGCAATACACTAACTTAAATTGAGGGAGTGTTTTCTATTTCCTTTCACTCCCTCACCAAAGGAGATTAAATGAATACAGTTTATATTGGGTATGATCCAAAAGAAGAAACAGCATATCAAGTTTTAAAATTTTCATTGGAAAGAATTTCCAGTAAAAATATACGAGTAGTTCCAATTAGAAAAAACATAGTGGAACTAATGGGTTTATATAGAAGAGAATCTGAAATGATTGATGGTCAACCTTATGATGTTATAGATGGTAGACCTTTTTCTACAGAGTTTAGTTTTACAAGATTTTTAGTACCTGCTTTAAACATGTATGAAGGTAAAGCTTTATTTATGGATTCAGATATGTATGTTCGTGCAGATATAAATGAATTGTTTGATATTTGTAGTATGGATTATTATCCTCTATGGTGTGTGCATCATAAATATGAACCAGTTAAATCTACAAAGATGGATGGTAAAGTACAAGAACCTTATCGTAGAAAGAACTGGTCAAGTCTTATGATGTTTAACTGTGGACATGAATTAAATAAAAGACTTACACCTGAAGTGGTTAATACACAAACAGGTAGATGGCTACATGGTTTTGAATGGTTGCCTGATAAAGAAGCAGACATAGGTAGAATACCTGAAGAATGGAATTGGTTGGATGGTCATTCTTCTCCT